TTCTGCGCGAAACTTAACCCCCGGGAGGGGGTCGGGGCCCAGCCAGTCATTGAGCACACCGCAGGGCCAGATTGCGCAATCAGACACAGAAATCATTGCCCAGGAAAATGACAAGCTGCTTTGTCTGTTTAACCAGATGAACCCGGACTATGCAACCGGGCGCTGGCAGGACGGCATCGGACGCATCTATTTCATGGATCGGATTTCAGCGCAAGGCACCGTTGTTACCGCTCAGTGCATAGGGCTGGCGGCCACTATTATTCCGGCCGGCAGTACAGCTATTGATGTGAACGGGTACATCTATGCAACCACTGATGCCGCCACCATCCCGGCATCCGGCACTGTCGATGTGCAGTTTACCTGCCAGACAACCGGCCCGATTTCCTGCGGCATTGGTGAACTGAATCAAATCTACCGGGCTGTTCCCGGCTGGGATGCCGTTACCAATGCGGCGCCGGGTGTCGTGGGTGTGGATGTTGAAAGCCGCATTGCATTTGAGACGCGCCGTAAACAGTCAGTTGCGCGCAATGCCCGCAATCAGGACGGAGCAACGCTGGCGGCATTACTGGCTACCCGGGGCGGGCTGGGAGGCCATGTATGGTCAAATCGCACCGCGTCTTCTGTAACAAAGGGTGCAACGAGCGTTTCTGTTCTGGCTCATTCCGTCTGGATTTGCGTGTATGGTGGCGCCGATGCCAGTGTGGCCGAAGCGATTCTGAATACTTACAACCCAGGCTGCAACTTTAACGGCAGCACAACCTATACGGTGTATGACAGCGAAAATTATGAGCCTCCATATCCTCAGTATGTCATGCAGTGGCAAAAAGCCGCGCCGACGCGGGTCTATTTCAAGGTCACGCTGGACAGCAGCCTGAACCCTCCAAGCGACATTACCGCGCAGGTTCAGGCGATGGTTCAATCGGTTTTTAACGGGAACTATGATGGCATTGTCAAAGCCAGGATTGGCGCAACCATTAACGCCGGGAAATATTACGCTCCGGTTATTTCCATCTCTCCTGATACTGTCGGGATACTCTCTCTGGAAGTTTCTCTGGATGGTGTGACGTTCACCCCGTCCGTAACCATGGGGATAAATCAGGTTCCGACCATTCAGGCATCTGATATTACGGTGGTGCTGTCGTGACATGGGAAAACACGATCCTTACTCAATATTCAGCCAGTACCCGATTATTAAATATTATCGATACCTTTAACCAGGCGGTAAGTCTGGATGATTTCACTGATAAATTTATTAGCGAAGTATGGGACTTACTCACAAATGATACTTTTGGCCTGGATATATGGGGTAAATACGTCAATATCGGCAGGTATATTACTGCTGACATAGAAAATGACGTGTTCGGATTTTCAGAGGCTGATGATGGCACAAGCGGTTTCCCCACCCCATTTAACGAATCCCCTTTTTATGCAGGGGTGCAGGAGACAACATCTGTCAGGCTGGGGAATGATGCCTACAGGACATTAATTCTGGCTAAAGCATTTTCCAATATTAGCATCGCGACAATACCGGAAATAAATCGATTTTTGACCATGTTGTTTAAAGGCCGGGGTCGTGCTTATTGCATGAATTACACAGATATGACGCTGGGAATAACTGTGGAGTTTGCTTTATATCCATACGAAAAGGCGATCCTTGAAAATTACGATGTAATACCCGTTCCAAGCGGTGTTCTTGTTAACGTCAGGCAGATAATTAGCCCTTATTTCGGTTTCGCCTCTGACGCCTATCCATTCAATGACGGCACATTTTATCGAGACTTATAAATGAATCTTAGCGACGCTCCAAAAAAACAACCCGTCCCGTTTGGTGTTAATGGGCAGCGGGAAGAATTGCTTGCGACAACTCCGGCAGGCAATCAGCAGGCATCTTATGATGTTGGTTTTCCGGCTATCACAATGCTCCTGAAATCTGCTGGCGGCCTGCCCCCGAAAGGCCAGGACTTCAACCAGATCCTTTATGAACTGGCCAGCATTGCGCGCTGGGCTGGCGCGGGCGGTAATTATCAGTTCGATTCCGCATTCTCAACTGCGGTCAGTGGTTATCCCGTCGGGGCTACCGTGCTGTCTTCTGACGGTGCCGGATTCTGGCTAAATGGTACTAACGGGAATGCCACCAATCCGGAGGCCGCTGATTATACGCTGACGGGCTGGGTGCCTGTAGATCATGTTGGCATTACCGCATTGACTGGCCTTGTGTCCTCAACTGTCACGTTGTCTTCTCTGCAGGCTGCAAAAGACATCATCACGCTTTCGGGTGCGCTGGCGGCGAACATTAATCTAATTCTTCCCGCCTGGAAGAAAAAATGGAAAATCATAAATAACTGTACTGGTGCCTTTACGGTTACGGTTAAAACCAATACAGGTACCGGCGTTGCTGTTGCCACATCAACATCAATGGATTTGAGGGGGGACGGTACAAACATCGTTGATGCTAACTCAAATCTGGCATTAACTGGAGTACCAGTCGGACCGACTGCCTCTCCCGGCACAAACACAACGCAATTTGCCACTACTGCATTTGTACAGGCGGCAATTAACATTCTTGCTCCGACCGGTTCACTTTCCAGCGGGATTATCCGCTTGCCTATGTATAAAGGCAACACCGTCGAAACGCTGATTCTGCAATGGATGGCCGCCCCAGCGCTTGCTGCTGGTGGTAATGCAACGATCACATTTCCGACAGCATTTCCAAACGCTCTTCTCTCACTTATGGCGACTGGCGGTGCGACCGCTGCTGGCGTACCTGGGATCAACACTTTTTCAATCGGCGCGACATCGTGTCGGATTTATAACCAATCCACGTCTGCGTCGACGCAGGCAGGGGCAATATGGGCGCTGGGGAAATAATAATGGAAACTACAAAAAACTGGGCGTTCAGCCCTGCCGCATCGGCGTTTTATTCGTACACGCTCAAAGACCTTTTTGATGCTGCTGAAACATGGCCTACTGATGCCGTCGATATCTCTGATGACGTAAGAGGCCAGTTCTGGGTTGCGCCGGAAGGTAAAATTCTTGGTGCAGTTGATGGGATGCCCGCATGGGTTGATGCGCCACCTCCTACGCATGAAGAGGCCGTGGCCACCGCTGATAATACAAAATCCGCGCTGCTTGCGTCTGCGCGGTCAACGATCAGTCTGTGGCAAACCGAGATTTTATTGGGGTCAATCAGCGATGCGGACAAGGCGTCTCTGACGGCGTGGATTACTTACATCAAAGCGGTGCAGGCAGTCGATACCAGCGCCGCGCCTAACATCACCTGGCCTGTACAGCCAGCGTAACGTTTTTATCAGTTGGTGGTCAGGGACGACTGCCCGGTGATGTAACATAGTATGTTAACCAATAGATCGTTTGCTGACGATTTCGACGGTACAGTGTAATATGCACGCCAGTCGTTGATGGGGTAGTTATCGTGGAATGTCCACCGCTGTGTCCATCAAGAAGAATCAACCAGCATAGCGAGTTAATAAATTCATATTTATGAAGAACATAAGAAATTTCTCCATCATTGCTCACATCGACCACGGTAAGTCGACGCTGTCTGACCGCATTATCCAAATT